CTCCCTGAGTCAGCACGGCCGCTTGCCCAGCAGATCCCGTAAGATTGACGTCTCCTCCGACTCCCGTGCCCGCAGGCGTACCGCCATTTTGCGGGTTCGCGGCACTTGCAAGACCATTCAGGCAGCCCCCAGTGGCGCTCACATAAGGACCAAAGCTCGATGTGCCGCCGGAGCTTGCGCCGCCACCTGCCGCTCCGTAGTTTCCGCCAGCACCGACAATTACGCCAATGGACTGGCCTGGAGTTAGACCGGCAATCCGCTTTCGACCATAGCCTCCGCCCGATCCGCCGCCTGAAGCGTTACCAGTCTGTGGTCCGGAGACGGATGCGTAGCTTCCGGATCCTCCCCCCCAGACTTCCACCTCCACCTGGGAAACGCCTGCGGGAACGATAAAAGTTCCAGACGCAGTGTAGCTTTGAATCCCTGAGCCGAAGCCCGGACGCAGCCAGGGCAGCTTCCATGCCAGGAAGGGGGCCGTCGGCAGTGTCAGGATATCTGAATTCATAATAGACGTCTTGCCGTAAGGGACTGTAATCACATATAGTCCGGTCCAGCCGTTGTCGACGGGCGGGGTAGACTGGGTTCCGGATATGGCAGGCGCACCACACTTCACTTGTAATTCAACAGATTGAGTGCGTAGGGTATTTTGGGGAACAGCAGAGTTAGCCGGACCACTGTAAGGCTGCGATGGCTGTGCCGCATTATAGTATGGCAACACTATCGGATTGACATCGCTTTCCTGGAAGGTCGCTTCGATCAGGTAATTCACAGCTTGGCCTGACGTCGTCGGAGCGGTGAGCGCAAAGGTTGAGGGCGCTATGTTAACGCCAAGCTTAAGCAGAGGATCGATTGTGTCCGCGGGCAACGAACCATACGGGAGCATGTCGATGACTGAAAGTTGTGACATCGTACCCGGACCCACCGTTATAGTCATTGAAGGCGGGGACGTGGGTACGCAGGCAAGCCCATCCACAACGGGGTCGATGCCCAGCACTATCTGGGCCAAATAGCCCAACGCGATCATAGTGTTACGATTGACAGCTAGAAGGTCGGTGTCGAGCGGGATGCTTCCAGGGTAAACTAAATTACGATCCATATGATCCTCGTGGCTTAAATAGAAACACTAGCTGATTATCCGGGTCCAAGCTATGACGCCAACCGGAAGAACTTCTACGATCGAGGCGCAGATATCGTTGTCCGTAACCTGCCCCTGCACCATGGAAAGTGTAGCGTATTCCACCGACCCGTCGCCATATCCCCCGACATCACATCCCCAACCCGATACAGATCTGATGCCCCCCTCCGCCGGTCGATAGGCCGTAACGAAAAACTGAAAAGGAAGGCTTAGATTTCCCCAGCCGCCCGCGAGGCCATAGGCGAACCCTCCACCGGCACCGCTGATACTTCCGTACCCTCCCGTATCAGCAGTATTGGCTGGTTCGAAGACTATGGGTGGCCGACCAGTCTGGTCGATCAGTGATGAAATTACAGATTTTCGGGTTCCCCTTTGGCGAATAAGCTCCAACTGAATTCTCAGCCGGTATGCGCTGTCGTTCTCTCCGGCGCGTCGACCGAGACTCGATCCGAAATAATCCATCGCGATCAGGTCTAGCCAACTGCCTTCAGCCGTCGAAATTCGCGCCTGGAATACAACATATTGTAGAAGGCCGTATACCCAGGTCCACGCCCATGCGATGCCGGTAAGTAGTGTGTCGAGAACCGGCGTGTTGTCGGGAAACCACCGAAGCGGTAAGACCTGCTTAAGGCGGTACAGGATGTCTCGCTGGTCCCCTATCATATCAACTTACCACCACCGTTCCAACCTTGATCACACCAGAGGGTGGTGTAACGACATCCGCAGGCTGGCCATTCAGTAGTATCCCTGTCACGTTGGTCACGCTCGAACTGGCCGAGTACGCAAGCTGCACAATTCTGGTCGCAGGAAGTGGAGCTCCGACCGGCAGGGTGTTGATATATCCGTCTATTGCTCCGACGATCGCTGGTGTAAGTAGAGTGACGTTGATGTTATCCGTGGTGGTGATAGTCAGGGAGACGTTTACTTCTGTGACTGTTGGTGCGAAAACGCAAAATGTTGATCCGACTGGACGAACGGCTTCGACCGACTGCTGAACCATGGCCAAGAGGGCGCTGGACGGATAGCCAGATCCATCATCGACGACGATCACGAAATTCCCGAGTTGGAATGCCCCAGATGGCCCCTGATTCTCCTGTATTGTATAGTTGAGCCCTTGCTGAACGGTGGTAACGGCGTATCCCACGGCCACCACAGTTGCTCGCGACAGGCTTGCCATGAAGGTCTGAAAGCGTAGCCGGAAAGCATAGTCCGACTCGGCGTCAATGCCGTTGCTAAACGAGGCGGCGTTCAAGACACTATCTATTCCGACCAACGCAGACGCGAGGACTGATATTGCAGCGGCCTGCACATTGCCGCAGGTCCCTGCGGTTGCTGCTACAACCGGCGCATCGAGAGCGGTGACACCTATGCCGATCACGTAACCGTTCTGCGTCTGGTTCCATCCCGTGCCAGCGGTGTTCTCGACAACTAAGAATGTCTGGCTGCCATCAGCGGTTCGCACGAGCGCGCCAACCGGGATCGTCGCGGGAACACTTGTGTTAAAGCGAGAAAAGGTGACCACCCCGGAAGCTGGACTCGCCGGGAGTCTGTTCAGGGAGAAATCGGCCATCCAGCTATCGAGATCAGGGCCGCTGCTTGTCGCCGCTCGTGTCATCTGGAGGACTTGTAGGATCAGCCACTGCATCCATAACGCGATAGATGCGGTTGCCTCTAGTATTGCTCGGAGCGTAGAGCCTATCGAAAGATCAAGAAGCGGTGCTGCTGCGGCCTGCACCGCTGCAGCCATCTGCTGGACTAGACTAGTGAAGGATTGAAGTGATAGCTGCATTGATCAATCACCCACGGAGAACGTCAACACCTGGGTTTGACCCGTCTGTGCGTCCTCGTAAAGAATATGAACGTACACATCTCCGGACGCACCTCCTGGGCACAAAGTTACCTCAATGACCGGCTCCGGAGTCTGCGCCACGGTGGCCTCCTTGAATATCTGGCTGCGAATAGTTGCGCGGATTCGTAATGCATTCGCGGGTCGTCCGATGAAACTGGCTAAGCCAGCGCCATAGCTAGGCTGCCAGATGTAATCGAGTGGGCTCGTGAGAAGGCGTCGTAGAACTCGTTGCTGACCAAGAGCCGATCCCCCGAGGACGGCCAGATCACCCGTGGGCCCGAATTCCAGGTCGGAACCCCATTGGTGCGCAAGGTCAGACATCTGATTCTTAATCCTGTTCGCTGCTTGTTGTGGTCACGCCACCGCGAGAGTCAACATGAGTATGGGCGTCATAATGGCCTCGCAACCGGGACAGACTGCCTTTGCTATCATAGACGTCTCCACTGACGTGCAAATCACCGCCAACTGTCACCGTCCCATCATTTAATAGCTTCAGATAAGAGCCGGATTGATGGACGAGCCAGAGTTCGCCACTTGGAGCAGCAGGAGGCGATTGCTGGCTCGAGAAAACTCGGCCAACTATAACTCCGTGCTCGGCCGCTCCCTCCTGAGCTAGTACAAGCACCTGATCGCCAGGCGCCGGGGGGCATATCATTCCCCATCCGGCACCGGCCCAGGGCGATAAGATGGGGAGCCATCCGCTCAGGACTCCTTCGGGCTGCAGTGTCAGTCGTGCGGTTCCCGTATTCGGATCAACCGACGTGACCGTGCCAAACCGTGGCTGAGCCTGGGACTGTAGCAGAGCCTCGGCATGCATTTTTATCGTGTTGAGGAATCGTTCCATTAGGAAACTGTCGAGGTTAGAACTGTTTCTGTTCTTGGCGAGCTGTTGTAAGCTCGAATGTGTTGGACAAAACCAGTCTTTGGTCGGAATGTGCGTTCAATCGAATCTATATAGTAGGCTTGGTCGAAATCTGTTCCAGTTCCATCTAGTGCAATTACACTACGAGGTGTGAGTACAAGGTCCCCCGGCATTGTGAGCTCTATCACGCGCTCGTGGCGAGAGAGTTCCGATATACATTGTCGGGCCATTGCGAGCGCCTTGTCAGGTGTCAAGTTGGGGTGTATAGCCACGTATTGCTGATTTGGTCTTGTGCTGGTACCAGAGCTACCCGAGGAGTCTCCGCTAACCGTGCTAGCTACACACTCGGTAAGTGAGTTCTGTTTTAAGGAGTTCCAACTTTGTACTGTGACCTGTATGCCGCGCGACAGGGTCAGTGCTCGTTCAAGCGTAAGCTCAATCAGATCGGTGGGATACACGACCTTGTCGATTGACGAAATCCCAGTAGATGGTTGAAAATATAAGTTAGTACCATTCACAAAAACGTCGTAATTCTCATGACGAGCAAGTGACACCAGGAAATCCCATTCCGTCGTCGCCTTGGAGAAGCGGCTTAGTGTCAGAATCTCATAGTCGCTTTGATAAAAGCGGCCAACGGGGGTATTTGTTTGTATAACATGAGGGGTAAGATTGTGACGGCTGGCAAAAATAGTGGCTATTTCACTTGATGTCCTATTGGAGAAGGCTTCTTGAGTCCTGGCTTCAATCAGCGCCGCGGTGAAGTCACCCCCCCAGCTGTTCGCGAAATCAACCCAACGGT